TTCAGCTATCTTATGTCGGAGAATTAAAAACCAAAATACAGGAATATCTAAGAGATTTATGGCAATATGGCCGGGAAGAGGTAAAAAGCGAACTGGGTAAGATGAAATTTGTCGATATAGTCCCCGGGTTACCGCCTAAAAAAGCCCTGCAATATTTAAATAATAAATCTTTTTGGATTGCTGGGGTGGTAAGAGATAGTGTCTTAAAAGAAGCAAGGGCAATTTTATATAACGGTTTAAAAGGCGGGGCCACTACCCCAGAGATAATGTTTCAATTGGATGGATTTTTTAAAGAATATATCGGGACTACTGCAATAGAAATAAAAACCGGGAGAGAATTAACTCCCTGGCACCTTGAAAATGTAGTAAGAACCAATTTTAGCGATGCTTACAATGAGGGGCGCTGGGCCATGATGAACGATCCGGATGTAGGGGATTTTGTACCGGCAGTAGCCTATTCCTCTGTTATGGATGATCGGACTACCGAGATTTGTGAGCGGTTGGATGGTCAGGTATTTGAAAAGGGCGATCCTGATTTAGCCAGGATAAAACCACCTAATCATTATGAGTGCAGGGGAACTCTGGTCCCAGTAACTAAATATGAAAAATTTACCCCGATATCCCGGGAAAGGAAAGCGGGGATCATGGCTATAAAACCTAAAAATTTTGTAAATTTAGAAGGAGATGAGTTATATGCCTTACAAGTATCCGAGTAATATCCCAGAAGGGATAAAAAGTCTACCGGCAGAAGCCCAGAAAACCTGGATTGATATTTATAATAATGCCTGGGAACAGTACAAAGATCGGGCAGAAAAAGAAGGTTTGGCTAATGCCACAGCCTGGGCCGGTCTTAAAAAAGCAGGTTGGAAAAAGGATAAAGAGGGTAACTGGGTTAAAACTGAAACACAAGGGAATCTAAACGCTATGGAATTGGCAATATTGGAAGCTTATTCCCAGACTTATGAATTAAAAGATGTTGAGGTATTTGGTATTGGAACATGGAAAGGTAATAAAATCACCGGTGAGGATATTGATAATATTGTAAATGGCACTAATGAAATAATTGATAAATTAAAGCCGAGAGTAAAATTAGGCCATAATGACAAGCAGGATCTATTAAGAAAAACAGGGCTCCCGGCTGGCGGTTGGATCACTAAATTAAAAAGAGTAGGGGATAAAATTTTAGTTAACATTAAGGAAGTGCCTAAGGTTTTATATCAATTAATTAAAAATGGAGCATATAAGAGGATATCCAGTGAGATTTTAGCCAATTATACCGAGCCCAGTACTAAAAAGAAATATGCAAAGGTCCTTTCAGCCATAGCTTTTTTAGGTGCTGATCTACCGGCAGTAACCAATTTAAAAGATATTGCTGCCTTATATGATTTTAATGAGGATGCCAATTTAATTATATATCAAAAAGCAGAAAAATATAATTGTGAATGTATTAAATGTGGTTATAAAATGACCAGTGATAAGCATTGTAATGAAATAAAATGTCCCGAATGTGGTGGCCAAATGAGAAGGGTTGAGAGGCCTGGACCGGGGCAATCACATATAGAAAAATCCAAAGAAAGGAAGGTATATATCATGCCAAACGGAATTAAGATCACTGAAGTAGAAGGAAAGAAATTTGTCGCGGTGGAAGATTTTGAGAAACTGGAAAAGGAAAAAGAGACAGTGGACAAAGAAAAAGAAACAGCCGAAGGCTTTAAAGAGAAATTTGAAACCGAAGAGAAAAAAGCCAAAGAAGCAGAAGAAAAACTAGGCAAAATCTCTAAGGAAAAAAGAGACTCTGAAATTAAAACCTTTATTGATGACCACTGCTCTGATAAAGACATGCGTTTTCTACCTAAACAGAAAGAAGTTTTGATGGCTCTTGTGGAGTCCACTTCTGACGAAAAGAAAATCAAATTTACGGTAGACGACAAAGAGACAAAACTTTCACAGCGGGAATTACTGGAAAAATTTATCGAACTTCAACCAAATTTCTCTGATTCCATTTTTGCTGAATTAAGCAAGGGTGAAGAGGAAGAGGAAAAAGGCAAAGATAAATTAACTCCAGAAGAAAAGAAAGTCCAGAAATATATGGCTGAAAATAAAGGCGTAAGCTATAGAGACGCTGTCTTAGCTGTTCTGGATTCTACTGAAGAAAAAAAGAAAAAATAAAAATAAAAATAAAATTGGAAAGAGGTGTTAAATAATGTCTCAAGCTGCCGGTGTTTTAGATTTAACTTTTAAAGCTGGTGCAGCCTTAACTGATAATCAATACCATTTTGTAAAATGTGATGGGGCTAGTGGTGTTGTCGTTTGTGGTGTTGCCAAGGAGCTTTCTACTGGAATTTTACAGAATGCTCCCGCTGACACTAAAGCTGCCAGAGTAAGATTATTAGGTACAAGTAAATTGGTTATGGGTGGAGCATGCAGTGAAAATGCACTCTTAACTCCTGATGCTAACGGACACGGAGTATTAGCAAATACAGATAAAGATTATGTCGGAGCAATAGCTCTGGAAGCTTCCGGGGGTGCAGATGAAATAATAGAAGTTTTGATTACTAAATTGCATCTTATTGTTGGTGCTTAATAAATAATTTATAAAAGAATCGAGGTGAAAATTAAATGCCAGAACCAGGAAATGTTCATACTGATAAAATTTTAACTAATATCTCGATAATGTACCGTAATGCGGCCTATGTCGGAACAGAAATAATGCCGATTGTACCGGTTAAAAAGAAATCGGATATATATTATATATATAATTCTAAGGCTGATCGGTTTAGGATTCCCAAAACTTTGAGGGCTCCTAGATCCGAGTCAAGAACCGTAGATTGGAAAGTAACCACTGATGGTTATGTCTGTGATGAGCATGCTTTAAATGATTTAATTGATGATATAGAAAGAGATAATGCCGATAAACCTATAAACCCTGAAGTAGATACCGTAGAATTTTTAACTGATATTATTCAATTAAGTTTGGAGATGAGGATCAAAACTATATTAGAATCAAGTTTATCTGCCAATGCTCCAAGCGTTGAATGGGGTACTTATGATACCTCTGATCCAATAGCTGATATTGAAACCGGAAAGAATGCTATACATGCAGTAATTTTCAAAGAGCCAAATGTATTGCTATTAGGAAAGGCTGTTTATGATAAGTTAAAACACCATCCCAAAATTTTGGATCGGATTAAATATGTCCAAAAAGGAGTAGTTACCGCTGAACTTATGGCCAGTGTATTTGAGGTGGAAAAGGTAATCGTCGGTAAAGCTGGATATAATACCGCCAAAGAAGGTAAGACTGCGGTTTTATCTTATCTCTGGGGTAAGAATGCCATATTGGCTTATGTAGAACCTAAACCTGGATTAAAAAAATTCTCTTTAGGTTATACCCTCCAATCTAAAAAATTTCAAACCAGAAGGGCAAGAATAGAAACAAAACATAGTGATTGGTTTGAAGTAGGCGATGTAGAAACCGAAAAAATGATTTGTGCTGCCTGCGGATATAGAATATCCCCAGCAATAACTTAATAAATAAAATTATGAGGGGGAGAATTATGTTCTCTCCCTCTAATAATAGGAGATTTAAATGGCTTTTTGTGAAGATACTGATGTTTTAACTAATTTGAATATATCAGCAACCGAAGTACCTTCTGCACTTTTAGCTAAGGCTATTATTAAAGCCGATGCAGAGATAAGAGCAGCTTTTTCATCTGATCTATTGGCTGCCCTTGACGCTTTAGAGACTACCCCGGCTATTATAAAATCTTTGGCTGAGGATATTGCTTCTTATTTTGTAATGAGGGGTCTGTATTCAGGAAGATCACCGAGCATAAATGAATGGATCGATAAATATAAAGAGGCAATAAAGGCCCTTGAAAAGATTGCTGAAGGTACTTTGCAGATCGAGGGTATTACTTTAAAAGTGGGGAATGTTCAATCTTCTACCAAAGATTATAAACGGACTTTCGATGAAAGGGATGAGACTAACTGGGAAACCGATTCTAATAAGATAGAGGATTTGGCTAATGACTAACGGAGCATTAATTAGTTATGAGATAAAAAACGATGAGAAGGTAAAGGCTCTATTAAAAAAAGCCGGGAATAAAGCTAAGGATCTTAGAATCCCTTTGAAGCGGTGCGGGATTTTAATGCTAAGCTCTATCGATAAAAATTTTAGAGCGGAGGGTAGGCCTAAAAGGTGGGCTCCACTTTCCCCTATGACTATAGCCATGCGGAGAAAAAAAGGAAGGGGAGCGAAAATCCTGCAAGATACCGGAATGGGTAAGGAATCTATTGTTTACGAAGTTATATCTAATCAGAAAGTACAGATCGGCACTAATCTTGGTTATATGAAGATACACCAGGAAGGTGGTTCAATTAAGATACCGGCTAGGGATATTTACCCGGTGAAAGCGAAGGTTTTACATTGGGTTGATCCGGGCACAGGGGAAGATATTTTTGCGATGCACGTTCACCAGAAGGCAAGAACGGCCAAGATACCACAAAGGAAATTCTTATTATTCCAGGAAGATGATAAGAAAAATATTGTAAATATCTTCACTGAATATTTAGAGGAAATAACCAGATGAAAATAGAGACAATTTGGAATAAGGTTAAAACCATTTTAGAAGAAGATGCTATTTTAAGCCCTTATATTAAAGTGGTTTATTCTGGGACCCGGGACGATATTCCGACAAATATGTTTCCCTGTATTATTTTGGAGCCTACTAATGCACCGGAAGAGGCAGTAACCATGCCCCACAATACAGAGATAAATTTTACCTTAACCATCTTTGGTTATATAAAAATATATGATGTTGATAAGCAGATAGTCGGAGATGCCACCAATAAAGGGATTCTTGATCTAAACTTTGATATTAAAAAAGCCCTGGGCACTTATATTGATCTGGATGAGGAATGTCTATACTTTAGCTTCCCGGATACCAGGTTCGATTTTAGCTCGTATCCGTTCCGGGGGGTAGAGATTGATATGAAAATAACTTTAAGGCAGAGCTTTGTTACTAGGGAATAAAAAGAGGGTGATCTTATGTTATTAAAATATAATCGAAGCAGAGAATTGGAAATAGTCGGATTAGGTATTTTCCAGCCTGATCAATTTGTGGTAGTTGGAGATGAAGAGAAGGCAAAAAAATATTTGGACTCTGGCTATTTCGATATAGTTAAAGAGAAAAAGAAAAGAGCTAAAAAATCTAAAAGGAAAGGAGTTGACAAATAATGGGACAAGGATCAAGAGGACACATCGGAATTAAAAAAGAGACTACCTGGGGCGAAAAGGTAGCGGGCGCTAATGATTGCTTTTTGCCGTTTTTATCTGAAACCCTAACCGAAAATATTGAAGAACTTTTATCTGCTGCACAAAGAGGGATACTTGATGAGCCAAAATCTTACCAGGGAGAAAAATCCTTTGGTGGGGATCTTGTAATCGAGGTTAACCCGCAAACCAGTTTCGGGCATATTCTGCGTAGTGCTTTAAATAAAGCGGCCACTGCAGAAGCTGCAGGTACTACTCAAACCGAATTAGAAGATTGTGAGGATAAGTGGGATGAACTGGTGGATGGCGGGGTAATATCCGGGGTGGATGCAGTTGATTATAAGAAAGGAACAAAATCGGTTAAATTGCAAGTTACCGCTGATGTGGCTGCTGATGATATTTTAGCTACGGAAGTATTGGGTTCAATAGATATGACATCAGATACTCATGTTAAATTATGGATAAAATCGTCTGTTGCCTGTGAAAATGCTGATGATCTGAAATTGAGACTTAGTAATGTAGCTGAATGTGATGGAGAAGAAGGCGTAACCATGAAAACGGTTAATATTGGAACTTTAGTAGCTAATACATGGACAGAGGTAACTCTATCTATTACTAATGATTATCTTAATGATGTTGATTCTATCGGAATCATAATGCATGGAGATATAGGCGAATGTACTATCCATATTGACGATGTTAGAAGAGTAGTAACCGGAGAAGCTGCCACCGCCAAACAGCATATATTTACTCCTAGACAGGCTACCGATTTTCATGCAGATTGCCCGATTAACCCATATACCTTAGAAGTTTACCGGGATCAAGGGAATGCTTTCCAATTTTTAGGGGCAATTGTTAATACTATGGCTTTAAATTTCTCTACCACCGATAAGATCTTAAAGGCCACTTTGGGGATCATTGCTAAAAATTTAGGCGATGTAGAAAAGACCGGTTTATCACTTGAAACCCAGAAACCATTTGTTTGGGAAGATGCCACGATCACAATAAGTGCAGCCGGTACTGTTCCGGCAGTAGATGCTATGAATGATCTAGAAAGTTTTAGCTTAACTTGGGACAATAAATGTGTGGCTAAATATTTCTTGAATAATACGGCTATCCCCGGGAAGATTATTAGAACTGGTTTTAGGGAAATACCGGTTAGTTTTGTTATTGATTTTGTGAATAGGACTGAATATGATAACTTTCTTGCTGGTACAGAACGATCTTTCACGATTAAATTTGTAGGGGCAAAAATTGATACTGGACCCCCAGCGTCTTATTATACCATACAGATTGATCTGCCTTCAGTTAGATATTTGGCTTATCCTATCAATATAGGCGGGCCGGGAAGGTTAACCTGTGCAGTTACTGCAAAGGCAAAATATTATTCTACTTATCCCCTTTTAGCAACACTGATTAATCTCGAAGATACAGGGGAATATGACGACTAGGTATAAAGATAAAGGGTAGGACAAAATTTCGTTATGTAGGGTATATAGGGTAGTTTTTAGGGGGTATTTTGAATAATTATGTTAAAAGAAAGGAGTAATTATGCCTAAAATTAAAATGCTTGATGATAAGGAATATGAATTAAAATCTTTATCTTCATTAGACCTGAAAAAAATAGATGAAATAAAAAAAGAAAATGAGGAGAAAAAGGGCAAGGGTATATCAGATTATGACATGACCTTTAAATTATTCCTTTTTGCCTTTAAGAAATTCAATCCCGGGATGAAGGACATGAACTTAGATGAGTTTATGGACATATTCCCGCTTGTAGATATGGAGAATAAATCTAATGAAATAATGAAGATAACCGGGTTGGATTTCAAGAAGGGAATTGGCAAGAAATAATTCGAACTTTAGCTATCGCTTATGGCTGGAGTTATACTCAAATATTGCCGATTCCCTTAGTAGAGCTTGGACCTATTATGAGAGATGCAAAAATAATATCCGAACAAAAATTAACTTATTTGGGAATAATAAAATTATAATTTTATTTCCATAAAACTGTAAGATTAAATTTACTAATTTTGGGATTATTAATTACCATAACTGAAAAAGTTGCTTTTTGTTTGGCAGCCAGTGTTGAAGGATCAGCATAACCTGATGTGATAGATATAAGTTTATCATATTTATCAAGAGCTTGGATTTTTATTCTAACATCTGTAGCAATAACTTTGCTTGTATTTTGTATGATACCTTCAACATAAATATAGTTGCCAGTTTTACTTATATAATTAGTCCAATCAATAATTTTTATATCGGCTGTTGGTTCTGGTTTTGATTTTATTTCTGGCTCTGGCTCTGGCTCTGATTCTAGTTCTATTTCTGGTTCAGATATTATTTGAGGTTCAGGTGATTTTTGAGATGAATTAGTTCCTTGAACGATGGAAATGATATAGCCAAGCGTCTCATATTTGGAGATTAAACTTTCTTGGTTAGTAATACATATATTTTTGCCTTCTTGGTCTTTTACAATATATAAAGTTGCAAAAGAAAAATTAAAGAAAATTAGATTTAGAAAAAATATTAAGAAAATGATTAATAGGGAAAATTTAAACTTTTTCATAATAATATACCTCCTAATTTGGTTATTATTATAACATGTCCAAAAAAGGAAATAAATAGTGTGAGGTGAAATAATAATTGGCAGATATTTGGATCAATATTTTAGGTAATGCCACAAAATTAAAAGGTGCTCTAAGTGGAGCGGGTAAAGATGTAACCGCTTTTGGTGAAAAAATAGGCAAAATGGGCAGGACAATGACTATTATGGGCGGGGCGGTTACTGCTGCATTTGGAGCAATAGTTTTTAAGACTACTAAGCTGGGTGATACTTACGACAAGATGTCTAAGCGGACCAATGTTGCGGTAGAAACTTTGTCGGCTTTAGGTTATGCTGCCAAAATTAGTGGGGCAGATCTTGATACAGTAGAAAAATCATTACGATATTTGGCTCGTGGTATGGATGATATGTCTATGGGGGTAGGTGAAGCTAAAGATGCCTTTGAATATCTTGACATAGCAGTTACTAATACTGAAGGCAATTTGCGACCGACTATTGATGTATTAAAGGAAGCAGCCACTAAATTGGCCGGGATGACAGATGAAACCAAGCAAGTTGCCCTGGCCACCGATATATTCGGGGCTAGATATGGTACTCAATTATTACCTTTACTTAAAGAGGGTGGAAAAGGCATTGAGGATCTTATGAATAAGGCTCGGGAATTAGGGGTAGTGATGTCCACAGAAGCAGCAGCTAAGGCAGCAGAATTTAATGATCGATTGACCGATTTAAAAGAATCTATCGGGGGCATGGGTAGAGATATCGGTAGTGTATTAATTCCGCCATTAATCGATTTGTCTGAAAAAGCATTAAGACTAATTAAGAGAGTTAAGGAATGGTCAGAGGCAAATAAACCATTAATGGAAATAATTGTAAAATTAAGCGCGACTATAGGGGTTATGGCTGCCGTTGGTGGACCTATTTTAATGGCAGTGGGGGCTCTTATAAAAATGAAAGCGGCAGTTGTTGCGATGGGGACTGTTTCTGCTGGTCCGGTAGGGATAGCCATAGCAGCTATAGCGGCTTTAGCAGCAGGATATTTAACATTGAAGGAGAATATAAAATCAGCCGAAGATTATATGAGCGATTTCCGGGTGAGTCTCCAAAAATTAACTGAATTAGAAGAGTTAGACGCTTTAATTTTAGATTTAACCGAGAGGATTAAAAAATTAAAAACAGGATTAGAAACAGTAAAACCAGGGGAAGAATATGATGATCTTCTTAATTTTTATGAAACACTAAATAAAAGATTAGAAGAGGCCAAGAAAAAAAGAGAAGAGTTAACCAGGGTAGAAGAAAAATCATTTGAGGATATTCTGGCAGAAGTTGATAAGATGTCCAAAATCGGAGATATTTTACAACCCGCAGAAGAAGCTATTAAAAAAATAGTTGATTCATTCACCCCTTATGAAAAAAAATTACAAGCAATTAATGATAGATATGATGAAGCAAGAGAAAAAATAAAAGAGTATATAGAAGATGAAGAAGAATTAAAAGTTGCGACAGATAAATTAAACGAAGGAGAAAAAGCAGAAATAGCTTTGCTCGATAGACAGGTAACGGCACTTGATAAAGCTGCTGAAGCAAAAAAGAAACTTGCTGATTTAACCAAAAGCCTGACCGACAAAATTTATGAATTTATCCACACTGAAGAAGAAGTAAAATTAAGGGATATTAACCGGGAATATGATTTATTAATAGAGAATGCTAAAGAAGTATTTAAAGATTATAATGATTTAAGAAAAGCGATGGAAGCAATAAATAAAGAACGACAAAGAGAAATTGATGGGCTTAAGGAAGGGATTGAATTAAAAGATAAAACAATAGAAGATAATAAAGATTTGGCAGATAGTTATAAAGAATTAAAAAAACCAATTGAGGAAGCCACTAAAGTAACTGAAGAACTGGGAATACTCGGGGGAAAAGCATGGGAAAATCTTTCAATTAAAATAGAACATGCTACTACCACACTTTCTAATTTCTCTAAAGAGGGGGTAGCCACAGCAATTGCCTCTATCAAAATGCACTTCAAGCCTTTACTGGATTCCCTTGTTGATGATATAAACAATTTAACCGGGATATGGAAACAAATGGCTGAATCTAATCTCCAATCGTTAAAAAAGTCCATGAATGAACAAATTTCAGTTATTAAATATGGCTATGAAGAATACAAAAAAATATTGTACGGCATGAGTGGCGGGATAGGCGGAGGAAGCTGGGGAGTTCCTTCATATCAAACTGGTATTCGTTCTGTCCCGGAAACCGGTTTAGCTTTGGTTCATCAAGGAGAAGAAATAAGACCACCTGGGCAGAGAAGCTATGATCAGAGAAAATATTCTAAAATAGTTAATGTTTATAACCCTGTTGTTAGAAATGACGACGATATAGTCAAAATTAAAAAAGTAGTGAAGGATGCACTAAATGAAGATGATAAACAATCTTATAGACAGGGTAAAGAAATTTTATTAGGAGCATAAATTATGGCCGAAGGAACGATTTCAATAGGGTCTACAACCTTAGATACTCCAATAGGATATACCCATGATCCTGATAAATTAGAGACCTATGAACGTGCCATTAGGGGCAATATGATAATTAATAGGTCTGTCACCGGTGAAGATCAGCCTATTTCTATATATCGTTTTGAAATAGCCGATGTTATAAATTCAAAATTACTTGCCATAAAAGCAGAAGCGGTCCATATAGGCAATTTGGATTATATTGATTATTTGCAAATAGTCGAAGTTTTATCCGGGGATGGATCGATAAAAACCTTTTACACGCAAAGGAGAATGTCCGGAGATACTCCGGTGCCAGTGGTTACCTTAGGCGGAGTTTCTAAAACTGTAACCGTAACTAATGATACCAATCCCGGGGCCGGGCATGTATACGCTAAAGCAGATGTTTCAGATAGGGCAAGGTTTATATTCGGAGATACTCCACCGGATGCAGATGACAATATCATAATCCAATATGAGCCTAAATATTATGTTCACATTGTAAGTTTTCGATATACCGGGATTATAAAAGATATTGCTCGATATTTATTAGTTTGTGAGGAATCAAAATGATACATACAATGGATTGTATAGCCAGGGTAAATGCTCAAGATCCTGATTATCCGACTTTTAAGAAAATGGATTGTATTGCACATTGTAATGCTAATGAAAATTGGTATGGTCGGATAATGGATTGTACAGCCACAATTACCGATATAATCGTCTCAGCCTGTCGTTCCTGGAACCAGGGGATCAGATTAGTAATTACCATCGATGATATTGATGTATCTGAAGCCTTAATTGGAAATTTGAATATACAGCATAATAAAAATATGATTAGCACCTTTTCGCTTAATTTGGGTAAATCAATTTATTCACCGCGAACTAATTCTCATATACATTCAGATAAGGTTATAATAATTACCGCTTATATTAATGGACAAGAGAAAAAGCTATTTACCGGCTCATTGGATGAACCGGAAGCTGAAAACACTCCAGCTTTTAGAGTGATATTAACTGGCCGGGATTATGGTAAAAAGCTATTAGATAAGATAACTACCGTTATTAGCGTACAGGATTTAGCCGATTCAACCAAACGAAATGACCTCATTAAATATCTTGCAGGTCTAGCGGGTGTAATAGATATAGATATCCCCGAAATGGCCCCGGTGACTATTGACAATTCATTCCAGGACCAATCAGTCTGGGATATGATCCAAAAAGAAGCAATGGTAGAGCAATATTGGGTCGGGCATAATGAGGATGGAAAATTAGAATTAAAACTTGATGAGATTAAATCAAATGAAACTTTATATCCTACTCCTGACTGGACTTATGAAGAAGATAGAATAATAGGGCTAGGTTACAAAGAGGGCAGGGTAGGTATAAATAAAATAATTGTATTGGGAAAAACGACACAAAGAAGGATACCGCATACCACAACCCGAATGACAAATCCAGGGGTTGATTATACTACCCCGGTATTATTATTTTCTGATTCTTTAAGTTTTACCGAAGGAGAATTAATCGAATATAATGCCAATAATAATTATTCAAAAACAATCGGGGATTTTATATTGAAGATACATTCTTATGGTTCTGGTGGTGGCGGTGGGAATATACATATCTATGTGGGTTGTGAAAGACAGGATATCTGGGAATCTTATGTCATAACTGCAAAAACCGGAACGATCGGAGGAGATGCAACCCTTATAAAGACCGTTGATTCTATGAGTGCTGGAGGTTCGATAAATTTGAAGGGAATATGCTGGGTTATATCAAGAGATGGCACTGGTACTAATTTTGAGAATGGTAAAGAAGGAAAGGCCTTTACTTTTGAAATAACTGTTAATGGATACAAAAATTTAGATTCTGATCCAGCGACCTATGAAACCGATACAACTTATACATTTCGTTCCGATCAGATATCGGCAAAAGTAACCGATCCTAATTCTATTGAAAAATATGGAGAACGTGATGGCGGATCAGTCGTATATCCATTATTGGAAACAGTAGAGCAATGTGAAGCAGTAGGAAGAAAAATTATAAGAGATAATCATAGTAAATTAGGACAAACTTATTTTTTAATTCCTTTCAATCCATTAATAAAAAGGGGGCAGACCATTGCTATAATCGGCAAAGATATTGGAATAGATGAGCGATATTATGTAGACAATATTAATCTTATTTTTGACATTAACGAAGGAAAAGTTAAAGCTAGAACACAAGTAGGTGGCGTTTTATATGTCTAAATTTTATAAGATAAGATATGTTTTATTAATAATTTTGATAATAGGGGTGTTTGCTATGCCAAATTTTTTTAAAGGTATAACTAGAAATATAATAGATCAGATTAAATATAGGGAAACTTATGTCACCGGTGAAATTACTGTCAATAATGGAGATGGCACTTATGATGTAAAAATAAATAATGCAAGTACGGCCTATAAGAACGTAGAAACCAGACACTATAATGAAGATTTTTCGGTAGGCCAAATCGTAGATATAGGCTATGAATATGGAAATAAAGAAAGTCCAAAGATTTTGGGTCCTTCTAAAAAAATACCACAAGAACCGAAACAAGTAGAAGTAGATTATAGCGGTGGATGTGCAGGGGTGCAGATTAAAACAGTAATAATATATGCTGCAGATCCTTCCGGTTATATAAATGTTAGAGATGAAGTTTATGCCACGGCTCATAATTCTGTTGATGGGGCTGATTGTTTAACTGTGGATGTTGGGACTGATTATCTATGTACAGGACAAAATAAATTAGATAGCGACCCAGATGGATGTTACGCTATAACAAAAGGATATTTATATTTAGATTTATCAAGCATTCCCGATGACGCAAATATAATAAGTGCTGTATTAACTTTAACAATTGGGGATAATTATCTTGTAGATTTTTATATAATAGTTCAAGATGGGCAACCAAATAACCCGCATGATACGCTTGAAGCTGCTGATTTCAATAGAACAAAATATTCAAATAATGGCGGGCAAGTTGCTGCAGAAGCAGCACCGGCGACTATCGAAATAACTTTAAATTCAAATGGAAGGGCTTGGTTAAGACCTGGAGAAATGACAAAATTATGCTTACGGAGTTCACTGGATATATCAAGTTCTATACCGGGGCCTAATACAGGGCATTCGGTTTTAATAGTAAAAAGTTCTACTACCCCTAAATTGACCATAACCTACGAAATATAAGGCAGGTGATTAAATGTTACCAAAACCAAGATTTTATGAAAGTACAGATACAACGGAATATACTACTCCTTATGATTTTGGGAATTGTGATGCGGGCAGTTACAAGCCTGATTCGGCAGGATTAGAAGTCCATCTCCATAATGATAAAGATGGGGATGGGTCAGATACTATGACCGATGTAAGAATTTCGGTTAGGGATGCTGATGGTGGAGAAGATGAAATATGGACTAAACAATGCTGGTTTGAAATTAAATCTATCGGCACAGGTGGCGGTGGCGGTATTGATGATGATGGTATGACTGCCTTTGTAAAAGTGGGATTGAATCATGAATTATGTTTGGGCCCTATTCCTAAAGAACGATATAGAAAATTATTTGTCAGATTGCATACTCCCACTGATGCAGAAGAACAAAATATATCAATCCAATTAAGAGTAAAATATCAGGATTCAGAAACTGATTTGACCGAAGTTGTTATATTGCATTTTCAATATGTTAGGGCTGCCGATGACGATTATATACATGCTGCTATAACCGGGACCGGAGCAGAACAGGAAGTTACTACAGAGATTACCAATCCGGATGTATCAAGAAACGCAAGTATAAAGACTACCAATGTGGCCACTCCTTCGGGGGTCGTAAAATTAGAAGGGGTTAATAATTTAGGGCAGAGTGCAGAAGAAAGTATAACAATTGTGGCTGGAAGTACGGTTTATGGAAATGTGGCCTGGGCCACGCTTAGTAAAATAACCATTCCTGCTGGAGTATCGGCTTCTGACTCTGTTACAGTGGGAATTTCCGACAAAATAGGGCTTATCACCGCTATAGACAATGTAGATAATGTTTTCAAGAAAAAGGTAAATAATATAGATGGGTCTAATGAAATCTCTGGAAATGTCTCAAAGGTTTATCATACTCTAGATTGTGCCACAATTGAGGCTAATGAAAATATAACAATTTGGTATATAGGAAGGTGATTATATGAAAATTAAAGGAATAATAATTCTATCATTACTAATAATATTATTTGCTTCTATAATAGCTTTTGGAACTAATGTCCTTCTTGCTCCATATTTTGATGATACTTATTTTGAATTATCAGATGATGCCTTGATACTAAAAGTTATCCCACATGAAAAAGGCGGATTAGAAGCTGATGTAAGTGCTTATGATGGATTGCTTAAAATATCTGGTGGTTCTACTTCAGTGGTTAAAGTTAAACTCAATGCAACTCAAGCTCCGACAGTAAATAATGATGTAGATGAAGGATATGCAGTAGGTTCTCGTTGGTGTGATGTTACGAATGATAAAGAATATGTATGTTTAGATAATACTGACGGGGCAGCAGTTTGGATTGAAGCCACTCAATCGGGTGGAGCTGGAACTTATCTTGAATTGACCGATACCCCTGCCGCTTACGATAACGGTAAATATGCAAAGTCAACCGCTGATGGTGTAGTCTGGGATGATCCTGCCGGTGCCGGGGAAAATAATACTGCTTCTAATATAGGTTCACAAATAGAGATATATAAGCAAAAAACTGAAGTAGATTTAGAGTTTAGGACATTAAAGGCAGGTTCCTCTAAAATTGTTTTAACAACTACTTCAACCGCAACCAAGAAAATATATTGTGATACTATTGGGTCAGCAACCTTAACCTCTTCCGATGCTAATAGATGGTTCGGACAATACTTCACAACAACTGACTCTTTTACAATGGGTAAAATATCTATATGGATGTATAGAACAAATTCACCTGGTGACGTTATTTTACATTTTTATGCTGCAGATGGAAATAATGAACCTACTGGTGAAGAATTAACGAATGCAACTACTAATTGTAATTCGATTGTTACTTCTGGAGGAGAATGGGTTGATTTTAATGTAACTGATTATAGTTTGGATGCTACAACAAAATATGTGTTTTATATGAGTTGTGCAAATGGTTCGGAGACAAATAAGGTTCATTGGTTTAATGCTGGTTCGGATGTAACGGCGAATGCTGGATATTTATATACAATGAATGGAGGCGGCAGTTGGACTGATTTTACAGAGGATTCGCCCTTCCAGGTTTGGTCATCTGTGATAACTTTAGATTATATAGAATTCGATGTAGACGAGTCTGAAATTAGATTAGATAACTTAAAAGCAACTGAGGACAATGCTGATTTAGATGCTTCTACCACTGCACATGGACTAATGCCAAAATTGCCTTTTTCAGGAGATTTACTTTCTACTACAACGGTGGCTTTTAATGCTGATGCAGATACAACTTTATACACTGTTCCTACTGGAAAAAGATGTGTTTTATCCCACGCAATAATTGTAGCGGCAGGAGACGCTGGAGCAACTACAACGGTTTCAATCGGTGCAAATGGTTCAGAAACAGATTTCATTCCAGCAAATATATTGTCCAATCTAGATGCTGAATATGATGCTGTTATATTGATGCCTATACCAAATACAACTCCGTTAAAGATAAAATCCTATGCAGCAGCTACGATAATTGAAGCACAAGTGGCAAGTCAATCAGGTATGACAGGAAATACAATATATCTGTTTGGGATTTTATATTAAAGGAGATGATGCAATTATTTGGATTATAGGAATAATAATTTTAATAGGATTATATTTTCTCTTGAGGAAAAAGGGCAATGGGATAATTCCTGAACCCGAACCTGAACCTAATAATCCAAAATGGGAAGACTATTATCCGAAAAATTGGTATAAGCCATTAGTGGATTGGAATAAGAAAAAATGGATACCCAGTAACCATAATTCAAAAGAATGGGATAATTATGTAATACAGGTTAATCTCTGGAATGAAACTTTAGAAAAATTATCTATCAAGAAGGGTGAGATAAGCGATAGAAAATTATATTTGATATTGTTTCAAAAAAAAGATAATGGGGAATATTTGTTTAGGTGGAATTCAGATATGCAGATTTGGGGACAGAAAGATCATTGGGCTCCTCCAGAACTATTTTTGATATTAAAAGATGAAAATGGTAATCCTGACCCTGATGGAAAATACCGAGATGATTGCGATACTTTTTCAAGATTTCATAATCAATATCTTTTTGAATCCTGTAAATATTGGCTGTCTTTATTTTTGGAAATATACTGGAAAAAGAAGGTATTAGTGCAAGTAGGTGATAAGTTAATAGAAAAATGGAATAGTTATGGTCATGCTATTACAGTGTATAAAAAAGATTCAGAGTCTAACTGGAAATGTTTTAGCAATCAGTCTTGGGTAGCTTCCCTTAGTGGTGAAGATGAGCTAATGAAAATTGTATATAAATTTGTGCCGATTGATAATCCTCAATTCGCGGATAGATATCAATTAATAAAAGTGGTGGCCAGACATCCTATAAATGGTGAATTATTATTTGAATTAAAAGGGGATGATCTAGATGTCTGATGATTTTATGCTTACTATCGCTTCAGTTATTTTATTTATAGTATTATTTTTAGTCCAGTTAGGGCTATTTTGTGCAATTGAAAAAATATTTAATATACAAATACCTCAAAGGTGGTTTATAGCCGGGGCTATTTCTACTATTGTCTGCTATCTGGAATTTTGGAGATGGCTTTAGGAAGGAGATAATTTAATGATTTCAGAATTAATACAAAATTATGGCAAATTAGGAATACAAGGCGTATTAGTAATACTGATGGTTTGGCTAGTCTGGTATTTAATCCGATCTATTATGGGCATGTTTAAAAATGAGTTAAAGGTTCTTCATAAAGACAGCTTATTAAATGCTAGGCTAAATCGTAAAAGTATAAAAATGCAGAAAACATTAATAGGTCAATTTACCGGTTTAGCCGAATATCTGAATCGTCATTTTAACGGAAATTTCGATAAAGTAAATTTTAAAAAGAAGGATAAAAAAAATGGACGGAAATAACAAATCTCTGGGTGATCTCTCCACTAATTTCTGGAAGAGTGAATTCCGCTGCCCCTGCAAAAAATGCAGGAGAAAAAAGGTCCGGGTAAATCAATTATTACTTTTCAAATTAGAGATGTTAAGGATCGAATTAGGCAATAAACCAATAATTATAAATAGTGGAATCAGGTGCCCGGAAGAAAATAAAAGGATTGGTGGCTTTCCTAACTCTCCACATATAACCGGATTGGCTGCTGATGTCAGAGTAAAAGGGATAAAACCTATTGATATAGGATTGGCTGCTGAAAAGATTAAAGGTTTACGAATAGGGGTAGCTAGAACATATTGTCATTTGGATGTTAGACAACCGAGACCGAGTAAATTCTGGATCTACGAGAATAATATTATATACTCGGCGAAAATAGAAAATGAAAGTCTATTAAAGTTCTATCAAATAATAAAAGGAAAGTGAGGTGAAAACAGATGACTAAGATATTAGCTTTATTAGGTCTTATAGGTGGAATGGTTCCTATAATCCTAGGGCTGATTACCGCATTCGAGACCCCGGGTTTTGGGGCCGAGAAGAAGAAAGTTATTTTGGATGCCATAAAGCTATTTTATGATAAAATGGCCGAAGAATATCCTTTGCCAGTAAGCAAAGAAAAGTTAATAGGTATTGCAAGTGGTTTTATCGATATAGCGGTAGCATTCTTTAATCTGGTCGGTTGGTTCAAACATGGAAACCCTATAAACAGTACCTAGGCGATTCCTGGTTAGAAAAAAAGACTATGCCCCATTGGGAGAAGCTATTTAAGGCCTGGGGAATATTTGACGCAGACTACCATAAAAAATATAGGAAATATCTTCACTCTGATAGATACAAAACTTATATTAATTTAGTTAGCGAAGATATCCAGGAAAATATTAGGTCAATGAATAAGGCCCAAATCGAAGAATGTATGAAAGTGTTTTCCCGGAAAAAAGAATTTGTATGCCCGGACATTCCAAAATAAATATCACTCACCACCAACTAGCAAGTTCTTTTTCATTTAATTACTTCCTAACCCCGGAGATTCTAGGGCTCCGGGGGTCAATCTTTAGATTATCAAAAAAACAAACCTTCATATTTCAATTTTGAGGGGGGTGTTTTAACCCTTTACATATAATTATAAGCGACCCTTCAAAATTTCTTCATATAGACGATTCTGGAACACTTTCAAAAATCAAGCAAACTCTTTATTTACAAGAGTTATAGCGATTTCAAGCAAAAAAAAAGCAAAAAAATCTAATTTTCAGTATATAATTATATGAAAAAAAGTAAATTATTTTAGATTATTTTCAGAAAACACTTGACAAAGTCTGGATATTGAGTATAATATAATTAGATAGAGGATATAAATAAAGGGGGTTTGAAAGGATGGAAAGGATAGACAGGAACGGGATCTTAGAAAGGTTAAGCTCTAAATTGATATGCCCGGAGAGGCTCCGGTATAACAAAAAGGAAAAGACTTATATAGTAACCTGGTTAAAAAGCAAATATGATCAGGCAGATTCCAACGATTGTGCCTTTGTTATCGAAAAAGTGATCCCGGGAGCCGAAGTGTTATTGATAAAGCAGATAAACAGGAAGGATTTTTATTTGGATCGGGAGATTATAATAAAATTTAAAATGGGGGTGTTTTAAAAATGTATTCAATTATTGCTAAGGTGGAAAATATTAAGCAAGTAGAAGGACGATATAAAAATATTCTAATAGCTGAAAGGCATAAGAGAAGGCTTGAAAAGAAATATACCGAGACTACTTTTAAAATTGAAAGAATAAATAAAAGGGGGATTAAGAAATGAAACTTATGACTAAAGAAATTGAAAAGAGAGTGCCAAAATTATATTCACAGGAACACGAAGAAAATCCAAAAATAATAGTTAAGTTCTTTCACCCGCTTAGTAGTTATACCTGGTATGTAATGGAAGGTGAAAAATCAGAGGATGGCGATTGGATGTTCTTTGGTTTAGTAAATGGGCAAGAGAAAGAATCAGGATACTTTACTTTAAAACAGCTCGAGGAAGTAAAAGTAAAAGGCCTGGGTATAGAAAGAGATCTATATTTTGGATATGATCACCGGTTGGATGAGTTTAAAAAACATTCTTATAAGCCCGATAAAGAATCTTTTGATCTATTTGTAGAATATACCCTGGCCAATGTCGGGAATAAATTAACTTACGATAATTACTTGGAATTTAAAAAAGAAAGGAGGTTATTGAAGAAATGAAAGATACAGAAATTATTAAAGATAAAAAAGTTATTAAGATATTAGAATTGCTCGATAAACTCAAAGATGATAAAAGGGCTTTTATAGTAGAAATACTACACAATAAATACCATTTGACATATATAGAGAATTAGTTAATAGAACTTAAAAGCAGCCACATCCCAGGGGATTTTAAAAAGTCCCCTGGTATGTGATTACTTAAAATTATTATAGGGGGGTAATTAATAAGATGGAATGGATCAAAAAATGGAAGGTTAAAAGCGAAAATAGTAATAGGGTTTATATAGTTTCTTTATCAAACAAAGGTGAGTGGGGATGTTCATGCCCGGCTTGGATATTTAATCGGATAGAATGTAAGCATATTATAAGAGTAAAATTGAACCCCGATCTTTATGAGATTGAAAAGCCGGTAAAAAAGCCCGAATATATCCTAGCTAATGTTAAAAAACCTATTTATAAAGAAAAAGAAAATAAGCTCTTAATACCGCTGATCAGGATAGAGCCTTACGATTATAAAATGGAAGCTCTTATATGTTATACTATGACTAAGCATGGTTACTTATGGAAAGAAATAAAAGAAATAAGAAACCTGAATCCTGTTTGGACCCTAAAGAAAGTCAATGAAATTGTTAAATATTGTAATGTTTAGAGGTGATATTGGATGAGAGAATTTTATATAACATTATTGAAAATTGCCTGGGGATCAATACCAAAATTTATTAAAATTGCCGCTTTAATTATTTTTGCAGAGATGGCCTTTATAACAATAACTGCCAATCCTCAAGATAGATTTGGTTTAATTGTCGGATTTATGTTTATGTTGCCATTCATTTTATTTGTATTTTTTATGTCAATAATCGAACCTAATAAAAACGGAAGGAGAAATTATAATGATTAAAAAAGAAATTATCAAGATCAAAGAAGAGGACGATAGAATCACTTTTAGCGCGGGATCTGCCAAAGTGAAAAAGGAAGCCCGGGAACTGGCCAAAAAATTTAAGCCTATCAAGATCAGTTTATCCGATTTTTGCCAGATAGCATTAAAAGAATTTATGGAAAAGGTTAAAAAAGGCAAGATAGATTCTCTTGATTATTAAAAATATTTGACAAATAACATTACATTTGGTAAAATATTTTTAGTAAGGAAGTTAATCTAAAACCCTTATGAGATGGGAGGATAAACAATTATAAAATAATTGTTGACGTAAAATGAATGAGGATCGATCTAAGCAGATTAAGAGAACTAAGAGAAAAAGCTGAATTAACTAGAAGGGAGCTTGCAGATATAATCGGTTGCCGGGAACATACTATAATCAGGTGGGAATTGGGAACAACCAAAAAACCACTGCCGATATATCAAAAAGCATTAGCCGGTTTTTATGCAGATGCATTAATGAAATAAAAAATATCTTTAAGTGTTTCAAGGTTCTATTTTAGCTATAACTTTACATAAGATATATTACAGGATATAATATTTGATATAACAAATGTAAATAAAACCTTGGACACTTAATGGTGTTCGGGGTTTTTTATGTTATATCACTTAGAATCAAAATTAAATAACCAAAATAATCAGACTGGACATTTTAACAGGTTCTTCGGTGCTCCTGTTAGTGTCTGGTCTTTTTTGTTTTGGCTATTTTTATTTTAAGAGAAAAACAAACCAGGCTTCCGCAAGGTTGGGTCAGGTGTTTTCCCTCAGACCTGAATACTTTGCCACTTGATCCAAGGACCTAAACGGAAGCCTGGTAAAAAGGGGGTGAGAAAAATTGAAAGAAGAAAAGCTAGAACAACTAAGAGTAGTTTTTAAACAAATGATAAAAAATTTTTTAAATAGTGATAGGGATGATTTTAATACTGAAGATAATGATATTAAAACTTTAACTAACAATATGGTACTTGAAGTAAAAATCCGAATCAATAATAAATAGGGGGTGATTTTATATACCAAAATTGGTATGCAAATTAAAAATTTTTAGGAGATATGAAAGATGAAAATAATGACTAAAAGCAAAGAAATAAAAGAACATATAATAAAAAAATTTGAGGGATTTCCAATAGAAGGAATAATGGAATTTTATGACCATATATTATCATATAATCCAATTAAAAATTATTATTTAGAATATATATGGATACATAAAACTTTTCGGGGAAAGCCAAAAAGGTGGACAAATAGAAAAATATTTTATGGTTCATTGGGATATCAAACTGAAAAGATACCATATACTGGTGCGGGTGCTGCTGGCTATGATTGTATCGTAGAAAAAGTTTATTTCAATTTATTATATTTCAATATTAACCATAAAAAATCTATACAAAAAAGGGGGTTATATCTACGGGGAATATGTTCTGAAGATAACAGAAGCGGTGGAACTCACACAATATTTAAAAGATTAAAAATTTAGGAGGTATTAGAAATGGTAAGCAAAGAAAAGGATTTTAAGGCTACGGTAAAGGCCAAATTAAGAGAGATTAAAGAATGTAATCTTGATATTGCGATTTTAAGAAGGAATCTTGATAATTTTTCCAGCCAGAACTTTATCGAGAGAAATAATAAAAAATATACTATCGAAGATTTAACTAATAACATTGAAAAATTAGAGGGTGAACTGGAAAAAGAATTAATCGCTTCAAAAGGAACCAAAATAGATACCCTGGTAGGCTGGGTTAATTTCCGAGATATGCCGGATAGTTGGACCTACGATATTCCTGCATTAATGGATTTCCTCAAAACCATACCTGAAAAAATTGCTAGGAGATTTATTAAAGTGACTACCACTTTATTGGAAGGTGAATTAAAGAAGGCCATAATAGCTGACAATCCCGATATATTTGAAAAAAATAAAATTACTGATTTAGGCGCTAAGTTATATTTGATTGGTGAGCTGGGTGATGAAGATTATCCGGTTGAAGGCGTAGAGATTAAGCGTCAAGATCCAAGATTCCATTATAAAATAAAGTCTAATATTTAATTTAAGGAGGTAATTTTTAAATGAATAATGGTACAAGTTTTTTTAAGAAGTTTACAAAAATCAAAGGTGATCATCCAATTAGCAGTATCCGGAGATTAACTTGGAAGGGCAAAATTCGGTTGGGGATTCAAGTCCCCACTATAGCGAAGGACAAAAACGGTAAATACAAAAAGGATCAGAACGGTGATTTTATACAGAGGCGGGATAAGTACGGAGAGTTAGAATTTCACCCGAAAGAAGAACCTTATTTTGTATGCCCTAAAGAAGTTAGAGATATGTTTGGAAAAGAACCCACTGAATTAAAAATAGCTTTTCCTTTATCCGGTTTGGATCAAAACGGTTTACCGGATATTGGGGGTTTGTTTCCCCAGGCCTATAAATATTATGGTAGTTCCAGGGGGCTCAAATGTATAGGGGATGGCGAAACTGCAATGAGGGCAAACGAAAAAGGGATTTTTGAAGAAATAGAATGTCCTTGTGATAAGTTTGGCCAAAAGGACGGTTGCAGTAAACGGGCTAGCCTATTCTTTTTTATACCCGATATATCGATGGGGGGTATATATGTAATTGATTCCGGCTCCTGGAATACTATGGTAGACGTTCAAAGTGGTATTTATCTAGCTTTGGAATTACTCAAAGATCCTATAACTGACGAATACAATAGTATTACCATGCTTCCCTTTAAGTTAAGGCGAATGCAAAAAGAAACCCAGCATGAGGGTAGAAAAGATAAACATTGGCCCTTGACTTGTGAATTGGATTTACCTATAGAGGATATTAAAAAAATAAGGACAGGCAAGACCTTATTCCTGGAACAAAAAAAGGTATATCAAATACCGGAAAGAGAGGAAGATATCAGCCCAAAATATGATAGTAAGGAAGGTGGGGCAGTAATCATTCCAAAGAATGAAGAAGAAGCAAAAAATTTAGCAAAAAAACAATCAAAAGAATTCAAAAAAGAACTTAAGGAAACTGAATCAAAAATAGCAGAGAAAAAAGAAAAATTAGCCAAAGATATTGAGGAATCAAAGGACCGGGAAACCCAGCTAAAGAAGGATCGGGAAGAAGGAGAGGGCAAACTCAAATCTTATCAAGAAGCGAAAGCAATACATAAAGAAGAAGTTAAAGAAGAAACTAAGATCTTACTGGCTATATCGAAACAAGCCCAAAAGGCTGGGATTAATAACTTTGAAAAGCTGGTTAAATTTGCCGTAGATATGGGAATATTTAAAACCATGCTTAGCGAACGCTTGGCCAGGAAGGTTTTAACTTCTAACAAAGATAAATATAATCAGCTTATGAAAGCCCTGGAACCATCTACTGATGATGACAAAGAAAAATTAGATAAAATGTTTGAAAGATTTAATGATGCAGGGTTAGATACCTGGAAAGAGATTGCCTGGTTTGCATGTAAAGTCGATGTAAAAGAACCGGGAAGTCCAATTGAGGAACTAAAAAGAACCTTACTTAATAATCCGGAAGCGGTAGAAAAAATAATAGAGATGGCGAAAAGCGAAGAAGAACAGGAGTAAAGATCTATTAATAAAATAATTGCCTATCCTGTGACGTTCCATATTAGCGTCAGGAAAGGGTCTAAGGACAAGGTAACGGTGTGGAGTTGGTTGCAGGGTAGGGGTAGCTCTGCCAGGATAGGCAATAAAAAAGGAGTATAAAATAATGGAAATAGTAGGTAAAGAATTCAAAAAGAAACTGGTAAATTCTAAGATCGAGGTTACACATTTTGTCAAAGTAAAATGCTCAATGAAAACTGAATTAACAAAACTTATTTGGGGCAAAAGAAAATGTTTTATATGTGGCGGTAAATTCAAAGATGGAGACAACCCGGTGGCGGCCATTACCAAAAAAGGAATGAATAAAATAATATGCGGGAAATGTTATTCAAAAATTATAGGGAACAAATAAAATGAAAAAAATCAGATATGTGGATATAAGATTCGGCAAACCATTCAATAAAAGTTTTGGCACGCTTCATATCAGAGGAGTATATTTCAAATATTTCATATTTAATCTTTACTTTTTTAATGTAATAATTTCTATTTGGTTTAAATAAAAATAAATAAATTCGGTGGATAAAAAATGAAAAAATACAGATTACAAGAAGGGGTTGCATGGATATGTTTCAAGTGTGGCAAGAAGATCCTTAATTTAGACGATATGGTTTTTTATGATCATAGACTTTATCACAAAAAATGTGCTTTAACTTTACTGGAAAAATTAAAGAAAAAAGTAATCGAAAAAATAACTGGGGTTAAAAGATGAAAATGCCAATTATTATGTTTCGTAAAACTAAAGAAGAATTAAGAAAATTAGATAAAGAGAATGACATTAAACTTTTAAGGCTATTGAAATATCTAAGAAAAAGGAAGGGTAAAAATGAAAAATAAAATAGGTTGGTGTAACCTCACCTGGAATCCGGTGTGGGGCTGTCTTAATAATTGTGAATATTGTTATGCGAGGAAAATGGCAAAGAGATTTGCCAGAAGAATGGTAGAAATTGAATATACTCCTAACGATAATCCTTATCTTTATTCTGACTCGGATAGGAAAAAAGCTTTTGATAAATTAAGTAAGGAATTTAAAAAATTTATTCCTACATTTCTACATAAGCAATTTTATAAGGAATTCCCCAAAAAACCTCAACGAATATTCGTGGGATCGATGAGCGAAATTTATTATTGGGAAGATGAATGGTTAAAAAAAGTACTGGAAAAAATAAAATTATATCCCCAGCATATCTTTCAATTTTTGACTAGATATCCGGAGGTTTACGATAGATATATTTTCCCAAAAAACTGCTGGCTGGGTGTAACCATAACCAGAGAAAAAGATTTTGAGAGGGGAATCCCTTATCTATTTATTACAAGCTGTAATATAACCTTTGTATCGGTTGAGCCCATACTTGAATATATTAACCCCGGGCCATTTTCAAATGCAAATATTGACTGGGTAATCCTGGGGGCAGAGACCGGGAACAGAAAAGGGAAGATCATGCCAAAAAGAGAGTGGATAGAGAATATAGTAAATTATTGTAAATGGAATAATATCCCGGTTTATCTAAAAGATAGTCTAAAGGAAATTTATCCGGAAGAGATAAAGATGTTTCCTTGAAAATAAAACTATAAATAAACTAAAAAAATACTATAAAAAAAGAAGGGAGAACTATAAATATGACCTATAAAGAATTATTTGCGGTAACAGACCTATTGAATGATATCAGGGAAGGCCGGGAAATTAAAATTAACAATAATACTAGGGTAGATTTGGCAGAAGTGGAGAATTATTTTAAGAATTTAATTGCTGATATTAATAAGAAAAAATTAAAAAGCAAAGAACCAATTATGTATTACAAGTTGGCCATTGAGGTTAATAAATAAAGGGGGTGGTGTCTTTGATTGTGGTTTAATGTCTCTTCAGGTAAGAGAGTGCTTAAAGTGGCGGGGGCAGGTTTAGGCTATTGGCCTGCCCCCCGGACAAAAATAATAGAAAAAAAGGAAATAAGATTGACGAATGATCCCAAAAGATTCTACTCCGATCAAAAATAAAATATTGATAGAAATACTTGCGAAGGGTTTATTAAGCAAAGATGAGATGAGGATAATATTTTATATTATCCGTTGGTCCTGGGGTTTTAATGGAATAGGAAGAAGGCAGGATTGGACTAAGGAAGTAAATATAAAAAAAATTGCAAAAGATATAAACATGGATAGATCTTATTGTAACCGAATTATATTAAGAATGCTCAAAGAAAATAAAATAAAAATAAAAAATGGCAGTTACCAATTTAATGAACATTTTGAGGGGTGGGTAAAAATTACCCAGTGGGTAAAAGTTACCCACAAAAAGGGTAAAAATTACCCTAAAAGTGGGTGGAAATTACCCACAAAAAGGGTAAAAATTACCCAGTTAGGCACACCTAACAATCAAGGAGATAGTATAAAAAATAAGGATGTCAGGGGGGGCGAACATACGTCTAAAGAAACTCTTAAAGATAATAAAGAAACTCTTAAAGGGAAAAAAAGTGATTTACGCTTTGAAATTATAAGATACCTGAATAAAATTACCGGGGCACATTACAAGCCCAATACCCCGGATACGGTTAAGCACATAAAGGCCAGGCTAAAGGAAGGCTTTACTTTAGAGGATTTTAAATATGTCGTTGATGTTAAATGTGCTGAATGGAAAGGTAAATTTAATAAAGAGGGCAAAAATATGGAAGATTTTTTAAGACCGATAACCTTGTTCGGTACAAAATTTGAGAGTTACCTTAATCAGCCTAAACCCGATCCTTTGCAAAAATATTATAAAAAGGAATAGAAAAATGAGAAATATAAATGAAGGATCGATGCAAATTAAAAATGCTCACTTGGGGAATGTGATGCTAAAAAAATTAACAAGGGGAGAAGTTACCCTAGAAGAGTATCTCATAAAATGTGCTTACTGGGGAATGAAAACCTTAGACGATATGTATTATAAATCTTTACCTAGCAAACCCTTATGTGTCTTTGAATACGAGCAGTTACCTTATTCTAAAAGAAAGAAATTAACCCAGGAATATTTTACAGATCATCCTGGAATATCAAGATATTATGAAGAGAAGAACAAAGTTATCAGAGAAAATAAGGAGAGTCTATTGAGATTAAAATGTTTAAAAAAAGATATACCGGAGAGTGATCTAAAAAGTCACGAGAAAATAGATAAGGCAATAATGGATTTTAAAATAAAAATGGGGGGCTAATAAAATTAAAAGGCCCTTCTGCAAGGTAGAGTCAGGTGTTTTCCCAAAACCCGGACTTTGGCCCCTGCTCAAGTACCTAAACAGAAGGGCCTTTTAAAGAAAGGAGATAAAAGTTAATGAGTATAAATCTTACTAATATAAGAATCAAAGCTGAAAAGGAAAAAATAATCAAGATGTATAAAGATAATATCCCAATATTGGATATTGCCAAAAAGTATGGAGTAGTCTCAACTTCTCTTTGGCGACATTTAAAAAAGTGGGGTGTGCCAATAAAACGCAAACCACGTGAGCCACACCATTATAGGGATAGAAAAATTAAGAGAGTTAAGCGAATTTTTAGCCTGGAACTGTTGGCTAAAATGAAGGAGAATACTAGGATAAACGATAAGCATATAAAATTTTATGGAATAGTTGAAACCGAAAAAGATAAGTTTATGGTCCGGAATATATTAAAAAAATCGAAGGCGGTTGCAAATGAATAAAAATTTGGAGGAATTAAAAAAAGTGAAAGAAGATTATATTAACTGCAATATACCGGGATGTGGAATGGTTGAAGAAGATGCCACGAATATAGGATTTTTTATGAATCAGACTTTAAAAGTTTTAGAAAATCAGGAAAAACGATTAAAAAAAGTTGAGGCTGAACTGGGGATTTATACTAAGGAAGAAATAAAAAATATTAAGATCGGGTTAACCGATCCAGATTAAAAAAGAAAGGAGATTTAAAATGGAAAGTACTGAGCAAATGGTAAAAGAATTATTAGAATTGTTTTTATACCAGGACACCGTAAATAGAATGGACTCTAAAGATAAGCTGATAAAGGTTTACCGGGTAAATTCTAATATCGTTAGAGTGGATATAAAAACAACGAAGGGGGGAGTTAGGCCATGAAGGCCAAGGTTAATATTAAATCTAATTTTTCTAAAAGTATCGTGGAAAGGGTATTTGATGAATCTGTATTTATGCTACAGACTAATGAGACCTTGAGAGTTACTGCATTAAGATTTGGTGTTTCTATATCTACCGTTTGGCGGGATATGAGAAAAAGGCTATTAATTATAAATCCAGACTATTATAAAAAAATGGATGAGCTTATCAATTCTCATAAAAGAAGGTGATCAAATGAAAATTTATAAAGGAATAAGATTAGACCCGGCAAGAGGAACTACTTCTAATGTCATAGTTACCGTTAATAGTGAACCATTAAAACATAGGGTATATCATAGCCCTGATGGCTTTAATTGGGGATATGGAGGCTCGGGACCCGCTGACCTGGCCAGGAGTATTTTGTGGGATTTTATTGGAGCAGAGCCAACCCCTGGGTTATATCAGGATTTTAAGTTTCAATTTGTATCGGGTTGGAAAGACGAATGGCAGATCACTTCGGAAGAGATTCAAAATTGGATGGACAAAAGAGGAAGTGATTAAATGAGCTTTAAATGGGACGGTAAGTTTAAAAAAGTAGAAGAAGCTAATGATTGGGCCTGGTGGGTACTTTTTGGGGCAGTAATAGTCATGGAAGTTATAGCAATATTAAAAATGTCAGGAAAGATATAAAGTTGAAGATCGGTTTGTTTGACATAGATAGCAAATATCACAATTTAGCTTTAATGAAATTGTCTGCTTATCATAAATCAAAAGGCCATGAAGTAGAATTTTATCAACCTATTTTAAAATCAAGTTATGATAAGATTTATGTCTCAAAAATATTTACTAAGAGAAATATTAATGAAGGATATATCCCTGAAGATTGTATTATAGGTGGATCGGGGTTTGATTTGAAATCAAGGTTACCGGATGAAATAGAACATGTAAAGCCCGATTATGATTTATATAATCTTAATTATTCTCTGGGCTTTACTACCCGGGGCTGTATAAGGAATTGTAAATTTTGTATAGTGCCGGAGAAGGAAGGAAAAATCAGAGAGCATGCAGAAGTGGAGGAATTTCTAAATCTTAAATCTAACATAGTGGTTTTGTTAGATAATAATTTTCTGGCCTTACCTTCTCATATTGAGAAATTACAAAAATATATTAATAAAGGCTGGAGAATGGATTTTAACCAGGGATTGGATGCCCGGCTTGTAAATAAAGAAAATGCCAAACTGCTGGCCAGGATAAAGTATAAGGAAACAATAAGGTTTGCATGGGATAATATTAAAGATGAAACTGAAATAATAAAAGGATTAGATCTTATTATTAAGGCAGGGATCAGGCCAAGAAATATAACTGTATATGCCCTGATCGGTTTTGATACTACTTTTAAAGAGGATCTTTATAGAATACAGAGATTAAGAGAAATTAAAGATGAGCAGGGACCGGTCAAGGCCTATGTTATGAATTATAATAATGAATTAAAAAGCAGAAAATATAAAGATTTTATGAGATGGGTAAACAATCCCTGGATATTCAAATCTTGTGATTGGGAGGAATATAGAAAATGGAAGTAGCCAAAGGCGGTTACCGGGAAGATCTAAAACAATTTTTCAGGTCAAAAATGGAAGCAAATGTAGCTAGATATTATAAATATATTGGTGAATTATATATTTATGAATATATGGAATTTGAATTTAAGAAAATTAAGCGTGGCAGCAGATTTTATAAACCAGATTTCTTTTTGGCAACAGTCAATCGCTGGGTTGAGGTTAAAGGCTGGTTTAGAAAATCAGATAAAACTAAATTAAGGCGATTTAAGAAATATTATCCGGAAGAATTTGCCAGATTGAAATTCATAATTCCGGACAAATACGCAAGGGATAAAGCTAATGGAGAAATGATTAAATTTTTATGCGATGATTTGGGAATTGATTTCGAGGAGATATTAAGCTATAAAGAAATAGAAAAATATAGTAAGCTGATTCCTGGGTGGGAATAAATTGACTAATCGGGGGCAGGTGAAGTAAAATAAAAAAAGAGCAGATAAGATGTAAGAATTGTAATCGAAGATTATTTGATGGATCACCAGGATTTGATATATTTAGCAATAATCCAAAGGAGCAATATATTATATGTCCAAAATGTGGAGCTATGAATTTGGTTAGTGTTAAAATGTTTGAAAAAGTAATAGTAAAGTTAGTGAGGCTAAAGGAATGAATATTAATTGTAACTTCCATTTATTCATATCGTATTATCTAACGGGGGTGAAAAGAATATGAAAAAATTAAGCGTATTGATGGTTTTTGTTTTATTGTTTTCAATAACTATACTAGCCGGAGATTTATCAAAAGAAGAAATTATTAATGAACTAAAAAAGATTACTATTGTTGCCAATAAAGATGTTAGATTAGAGATGTATGACATTTTAGCTGGAAAACTGGGATTAAAGGTTGCAGATGATAATATTATAAATGAATTTTCAGGGAGTGGAACGAAAACTACAAGACCATTCGTTATTAAAAATACCTGGGAAATATACTGGGAGTCAAAAGATGGGATACAAATTTCTCTATATGACAAAGAAGGAAATTTTATTGAAACGGTGGCCAGTCAAATGGAATCAGGGAAAGGAAATTCTTACAATCCCAAAAAAGGAACGTTTTGTCTAAATATTTTTTCAATGGGAAGTTGGGAAATTAAAATTATCGCAGTTGAATGATAATAAAAGAAAACTAATTTTAAAAATCAATTTTTTAGGAGGCAAAATTAATGGAAGAAAACGTAGAAGAACTTAATTTCTTAAAAGGAGAACTTAAAAAAGTTAATACTCAGATTTCAGAACTTCAATATAAAGCAGGTGTTTTGGAATATCAAGCGAAATTATGGGAATTAAAAGAAAAAATTGAGGGAAAGATTAAGGATTGTGAATATAAAATTTCCTTAAACAAAGAATAAGAAATATAAAAATAAATATTTTGAGAGCTACTAGATAGCCAGATTAAAAAAGCGGAAATCGCTTTTTAGTCTGGCTATTTTTTTTAGGAAGGAAGATCATGAGAAAAGTAAAAGTTGAATATGTAGATATAGACAGATTAAAAATGTGGGAAAACAATCCCCGGATAAACGATGAAGCTTCCAAAAAACTGTCAAAATTAATAAAAAATTATGGTTTTATAAATCCGATAATATGTACTCCTGATGGAGTGATCCGAGCAGGGCACACCAGATATAAGGCTGCAAAATTAAATAAATTAAAGAAAGTCCCGGTTATATTCGTAGATTTTAAATCAGAAAAAAAGGCAAGGGGTTTTTCTATATCAGATAATAAATCTTATGAATTTTCAAAGTGGAATATTCCTCTATTAAAAGATGAACTTGAAGAACTGGATACCGGGGAATTTGATATTGAATTAACCGGTTTTAATGAAGGTGAGATTGAAAATCTAATGACAGAATATCACGTTCCGGTTACCCTGGATGATATCGGTAAAAAATTAGAAAGTTATATTAAGGCTGGCCCCCACCGGTGTATTGTAATAAGTTTTGGGAAGTTTGTTTCCCCGGTTAAAAAAGACGGAAGTATAAATGAAATGGAATTTCTCCAAAGATCAGAAGAGGTAATGAATTTAGAGGATGAGGAAAGAAGAATAATTGCTTTAGAGGTGGCTAAATTTATTTATGGAAAGGTTAAAAAGTGGCTAAATTTGCAATAAAAATATACAGGTATGGTAATTATACCCGAGCCTGGTTGAATTATATGTGTAAGATTTATGGGCTTGAAGTAACTGACGAAAAAGAGGCTGATATAATTTTACTTTCACTTTCAGATCCTACAGAAATAAACTTATTATTCAGTGCTAGAAGGGGTCAAAAACCGATAATTTTGGGGGGTGCAGAAGCTTTTCATGAGAAAATGTACTCTAACCTGGTAGATTTAATAAATGTGGGAGAGGGGTTTGAAATCTTTTCAAAATTGAAATTGATAAAAAATGAGAGTCCTGGGAATATTATCGGAAAACTTAAAGATCTGCCCTATATATATTACAAAGGAAAAAAGGGGAATATCTATCCTTCTACTAAAATTAACTGGGATTTGGTGCCGATAGTAAAAACCGGGGTAAGAAGAAGGATCATTTTAGGGGGTAGAGGTTGTAGGAGAAAGTGTAAATTCTGTTATACTTCCTGGACTACCAAATATCAGAATAACCCCTATCTGCCAAATATTGATAAAAAAGTTATGATTATAACCAATGATAATTTAGGGCCTAGACAGCTTTATCAAAAGGCTTATGTTAGATCAATTACTGCAGAAGGCTATCTAAAGATGATTGAAGTACAAGCTAAAAATTGTTATTATTATAGATTAGGCCTGGAATCATTTTCAGAAAAAACCAGAAAATTTTACGGAAAACCTATCTCCGGTGAACAGATCAGGCGAATAATGGAAGTGTCAAGAGAATTTAATCACCGCTTAACCCTGTTTGTAATTGCCGGATATGAACCCCAGGAGAGCGTAGAAGAATTTTGTAATTGCTTTAAACAGGATACTAAATATAAAAATCCTAAAGTTGAGGTAAAAATGACTTACCTTGAACCAACCTTGCATACTCCATTACAAGATTTTGATATAAGGAAAATGTATCACTGGGATAAAAATTATTTAATTAGTATATTAACTTATGCTTCCCAGAGATTCAGGATTTGGAGCATGAAGAGGAATTGCGGGGGCGCTTATTGGAGAACCTGTTTACACCGGGCCAGGACCAAGGAAGAGATTGAAGAAGTTTACCGGTGGAAAGGTAAAATCGGGGAAGAGATATTAGAATTAATTGAGCAAAAAGGATGGCAGCATTTATATAATCAAAACAATTCTACCGGGATAAAATTCTGGTATAAGGTGAAGAGATGAGAGAGGAACAAAAACATATTAAAGCCTTTGAATTATTTTATAGTTTAAATGGGGAACCTACTTTAAAAAATGGCACAAGAGTGGCACAGGAGTGTCATATATCATTAAGAACTTTTTGGAGATGGTATAAAAAGCTAAATTGGAAATATAAAATAGATCAAAGGAATATAGAGAATTCAAAAGAACTTGCCAAAAAGACGAATGAAACCGTTATAGATATTAAAGCTAATTATAGGGCTGAAATAAAGGCGCAATTCAGTATATTGAAGAAGATGCTCAATAAATTAATTGAGCAATTTAAAGATAATAAAGGAATTGAAATAAAAGATGTTACCGGCTTAAAAGACATAATGGGTTGTTATGAAAGACTTATTAAAATGGATTTAACTTTAATAGGTGAAGTTTCAGAAAGAGAGGAGATTGAATTAAAACATGCAGAGGAAGATTTCTTTAATGAAATCAATAGCCTTATTGCCAGAGAGAAAAAGAGAAAGAGTATTAGAAAAAATAAAAAATCTAAATAATGATAAAAAATTAAATTTTTTATATGATTGGAGAATTAGAGCCCGGCCCAAGCAATTACCACCGAAAGGAAACTGGCTAACTTGGCTAATTAGGACCGGAAGAGGCTGGGGTAAAACCCGGGCAGGTGCTGAATATGTTATAGATCAGGCTAAAAAGGGAGCTGAACATATAGCTTTAATTGGAGAAACTAAGGCAGATGCTAGAGATATAATGGTAGAATTGGGCCCCGCTTCAATATTAAAAATTTCAAGACCTGATTTTATGCCTAAATACGAGCCTTCTAAAAGGAGAGTAACCTGGCCTAATGGATGTGTAGGGACTATATATTCAGGAGATGAGCCAGATCAGGTAAGGGGACCAAGTCATGATATTGCCTGGATAGATGAATTGGCTAAATTTAAGTATCCCCAGCAAGTATGGGATAATCTTATGTTCGGACTTAGGAATAGAGAGGATCTTAGGATTTTGGTTACCACTACTCCTAGACCAATACCTATTATCAAAGAATTAAAAGATGATCCTAATACAAAAGATATTACCGGAAGCACTTATGAAAATAGAGACAATCTACCTCAAAAATATTTTGATTATGTAATTAGAAAGTATGAAGGCACAAGATTGGGAAGGCAAGAAATTTATGGCCAGATATTAGAAGATAATCCTAATGCCTTATGGACCAGAAAGATAATTGAAAATAACCGCAGAAATAAAGCTCCCAAATTAATCAGAGTAGCAATTGCCATCGATCCCCAGGCCACTGACAATATTATGTCCTCTGAAACCGGTATAATCGGGGGCGGTTTAAGCGAAGATAGGCACGTCTGGATCTTAGAAGATGCCACTGTAAAGGGTAGTCCGGATAAATGGGGGAATGCAGCGGTAACCGTTTATCATAAACTTGAAGCAGGCCGGATAATCGGAGAAGTAAATAATGGTGGTGATATGGTTGAATATGTTATAAGATCGATTGAAAGCAATCTGCCATATATGGGCGTTAGGGCTTCTCGGGGTAAATATATCAGAGCTGAACCAGTGTCGGCTTTATATGAACAGGGGAAAATTCACCACGTGGGGAGTTTCCCGGACCTAGAAGATCAGCTTTGTGAGTGGGTGCCAGGGGATAAATCCCCGGACAGATTAGATGCCCTAGTCTGGCTGGTGACCTTTTTAATGCCCGATATGTTAAAGGATGATCAGATAGTTGAGGGAAGGAGTGCAGGGAAGAGAGCGACTGCCAATCAGGACTGGTAATAATGACCCAATAATTTATTTTATGTAAAGTAAAATAATTTGACTTAATATTTTTTTTATGTTATTCTGAAAAAAAATAAATACTTGAATTTTCGTCAGAGCACCATTAGAGAGCCAGAACGAGAAGCCTAAAAACTTCTTGACTGGCTCTCTTTTTTTTATTTCTAAAGGGGATATATGGATATAAAAGATATATTTCAAAATACCAAAGATACCATAAAGAAATTGCTTAAACCGGAAATGGGCGAGATATCCCACTCTGGAACTGATATCTGGGGTATTGGTGATCTTCCTGTCTACAATCCCGATGACTTGGTAGAAAAAAAAGGATTGGAAATATATAGAAAAATGCAAAGGCGGGACGGCCAAATTAAGGCTGTCTTTATGTTAAAGAAGCATGCCCGATTATCTACCCCCTGGAGTATCAGGCCGGAAGATGAGGATGATCAGGAAGCAGTAAAACAGGCTGATTTTATTAAGCATTGTTTTTCAGAAATGAAAGGGAACGTAAATAATACCCTGCTTAAAATATGGAATGCCATGAGGGATGGTTTTTCTGTGGCTGAAATAAATTATAAGATCCTTTCTACCGGAGAATTTAAAGGGATGATCGGTATTGATAATATCAAGGTCCGGAAAGCTGCAAATTATATGTTTAAATGTGATGAGCATGGCAATATTGAAGAAAAAGGCTTAATTGAGGGTTATAATAAACCCTTGCCTGTAAATAAATTTATTCTTTTTGCCTACAACCCCAATGATGACGATGCAGACAGCTTATATGGTGAGTCTGATTTTAGGGCAGCCTACCGGTATTATTTCTCTAATGATATCGTTCAAAGATTCTGGAATATCTTTTTAGAAAAGTTTGGCCAGCCCACCGTAATAGGTCGTTATGAAACCGGAACTACCAAAGAAAAACAGGACGCATATTTAGATATATTAAAGACCATTCAAACTGATACCGCGATAGTAATGCCAAAAGGGTTAGAAGCTGAACTTTTAGAGGCTCAAAGAAGAGGATCAGCCGGTTATAAGGCAGCCTTTGATACTAATAATAGCATGATTGCCCGGGCTTTACTGGTGGGTACTCTTTTAATGGATACCGGGGAAAAGGGCTCCTGGGCCTTATCTAAAACTCATTTTGATATTTTTATTTACATACTTGATTATTTAGGAGGTGAAACTGAAGATACTATAGTCCGGGAACAGATCATAAAGCGGTTAATAGATTTTAATTTTACCCAACCCAAATATCCCTATTTTAAATTTGAATCACTTATAAAAGATGACCAGGAAGCAAAGGCTAAGATTGCCAAGATGTTAGTTGATGGTGGCCTGATTAATCCGGAAGAGGAGTGGGTCCGGGAATTCCTTAAGATCCCAGCCAAAGAAGAAGGGATAATTTTACCTGAACCCAAACCTAAAGGCGGGGGCTTTGCAGAAGATTATCAGGCCGGGCTAAAAAGGCAGACTAATCAATATGAAAAAAAATGTAATTTTACCCGGATAATAAAAAATCTTGATGAATGGGAAGCAAAGGCTAAAGAGGATCTTGTAAAAATTATAACTAAGCAAAAAGAATCCCTTAAAAAAGATATTTTAAAAAGAAAGATTATTGAAACTAATTCGGCTTCACAAATTGAAAAGATTCAGCTATCTTATGTCGGAGAATTAAAAACCAAAATACAGGAATATCTAAGAGATTTATGGCAATATGGCCGGGAAGAGGTAAAAAGCGAACTGGGTAAGATGAAATTTGTCGATATAGTCCCCGGTTTACCACCTAAAAAAGCCCTGCAATATTTGAATAATAAATCTTTTTGGATTGCTGGGGTGATAAGAGATAGTGTCTTAAAAGAAGCAAGGGCAATCTTATATAACGGTTTAAAAGGCGGGGCCACTACCCCGGAGATAATGTTTCAATTGGATGGATTTTTTAAAGAGTATATCGGGACTACCGCAATAGAGATAAAAACCGGGAGAGAATTAACTCCCTGGCACCTTGAAAATGTAGTAAGAACCAATTTTAGCGATGCCTATAATGAGGGACGCTGGGCTATGATGAACGATCCTGATGTAGGGGATTTTGTACCGGCAGTAGCCTATTCCTCTGTTATGGATGATCGGACTACCGAGATTTGTGAACGGTTGGATGGCCAGGTATTTGAAAAAGGCGATCCTGATTTAGCCAGGGTAAAACCACCTAATCATTATGAGTGCAGGGGAACTCTGGTCCCGGTAACTAAATATGAAAAATTTACTCCTATATCTAAAGAAAGGAAAGCGGGGATTATGGCCATAAAGCCTAAAAATTTTGTAAATTTAGAAGGAGATGAGTTATATGCCTTACAAGTATCCGAGTGATATCCCGGAAGGGATAAAAGGTTTACCGGCGGAAGCCCAGAAAACCTGGATTGATATTTTTAATAATGCCTGGGAACAGTACAAAGATCGGGCAGAAAGAGAAGGTTTGGCTAATGCCACAGCCTGGGCCGGTCTTAAAAAAGCAGGTTGGAAAAAAGATAAAGAGGGTAACTGGATTAAAACTGAAACACAGGGGAATCTAAACGCTATGGAATTGGCAATATTGGAAGCTTATTCCCAAACTTACGAATTAAAAGATGTCGAGGTATTTGGTATTGGAACATGGAAAGGTAATAAAATCACCGGTGAGGATATTGA